GGAATATGTACCCACGCGATCCCGTCTTCGACTCGGCGCACCGTAGCGGGCGTGTCGTAAGCCGTGGGTTGCGCGTTGTTAGCTTGACGGTCTACCGCCTGTTGTAGTTTTTTGACTATATCGTTCATACTCATAACGCCGTTATCTCCTCGTTAGTGGTAGCGTTGTAAGATAGTGTAATGCTCTGTGACTTGACCGTATAAAGACCGTCGACACCCTGTTTCGGGTATCTCATACGGACGATATCGCTCGGCAATATATCAGGCATAAATCGGCGGTTATAAGTTGCCGATTGTTTTACCGTCTGCGCCTGTTTCAGCATTTCTTTAGCGTACTGTTCGATCGTCTGATTATCCGCTAAATTAGCCGTACCCTGCGCCCATACCTCGCGGCCTCTGTTCACCGTCGACAGCTCACTTTTAACGGAGTCGTCCCGAGCGATAGCGGTTATATCGTTGTCTATCGCCATGTAAACATTAGGCGCGGAGAACCAGTCCGCCGCGACGTGTATCTCGGTCTCTAATACGTCGTACTCTAACGGATCGAAAGTAGCGATCGCCTCGAGCGGTTTCGGCTCAACGTGAAGACGCCCGTCGCCCGTTAGCCTTAATCTCCAGTTAATAGCCTTTAAGACTTTCTCGACCATAGATAACTTAGTCTCGGCGTCTTCGGCGATGATAGAGCTCGACAACGCGGGCGAGTTATCCGCTACCTCTATCGGCGCGGGTAGTTCGGATAACAAGTCTTTAATGACCTTGCCGCCCTGTACTCCCGAGGGCGCATACCAGCCTCTTAATAGGTAGATATCCGAAGCGGGTTTAAGAACCGAGTAGCACTCGACCGCGCTTGTCTCGATAACCCCGTTCATATCTTTCGACGGGGACGTAGCAAGGCCAGTAAAAAGGGCGACGTGTTCATTACTGCCGCCCTGTTTTACGTCTAAATAAATTCTGATCCAGTTCTCGATACCCTGCGGGTATTTATCGCAGTAAATCTGCGCCGAGTCCCGTAGACCTTCCGCCTCGCGCTTGACCGTTCCGCCTGTGATCTCTATACGCTCTAAATCACGCCATGTAGCGGGGTCGATTTTCGTCGCGTAGTATTCAGCTATATATCCGTTAGCCCAATTCATTAAGACTCTGACTCCTCGTTAATATCTAACCACTCGGCGTAAGTCATTCCGTCGAGCTCTTCGGGCTTGACCCGTGTAATAGTCAAGCTGTACTCGTAAGTCTTAACGCCGCTCGCGTAGTTGTACTTATCCGTTACCTGAACATCGGCAGCGTAACTTGACCCGTCCTTTGTCCGAACGTGACAGATACCAGCGTTATCAGCTAACCGACGGATAGACTGAATAAGGTCGTCGTCTCGACCGGGTATGGCGACGCCTGAAACGGTAGCCGTCCGTGAGACCGCTTTATTCCAGTCGCCCTCGACCGTTCCGCCGAGATACTGTGTTTCCTTAAAGTCCTTGCGCCATTGATTAGATATCTCTACATTTAATTCTAATAAGACCCGACCGTTAGCAAAGTCGAAGACATTGTAGCGGCTCTGTAACTGAACGTCGGTATCGACCCACGCGAACGAGCCGTCGGGCGTTGTTACATCGCCGTTAGCCGTGCGTGTTACGAACCGATGACCGCCGTACCGTCCGACCGTCGGATAGGGGTCTACATAAGTAGTACCGAACGCCGCGCCGCTATACACTAACTGCGGCTTATCAATAGATAATCTGTAAATATCGCATACATCGGTTGGGTCAGCGTCAGCGGGTGCGGTCGGTGTCATGATAGCGACCATATAGTCATTATCTATCGTGACGGTAGCTTCGGGTGCGCTCGCTTGGTGCGCCCATAAAACAGTAAACCCAATAGAGGCCTGTGCAGACTGTCCCAAGCTATCCTGAACGGTTGCTATTAGCGTGTAGTCCGCCCCGTCGTCCAAGTGACCGAGTAGGTCGGTATTATCAATAGTAAACTGACCCTCGCCGACGTGAGAGTCGAGAGCGATCGTCTCGCCCGCGAACCCGTTATAGTCGGTCTCGTCCGGTCGGTCGACGTGGTAAGCCTCTGCTCTTTCGATAGCGATAGAAGTAATACCGCTATCGCCCGCGCCTATTATCGTGCAAGTAAAAGGCATAGCAGTTAGAGCTGTGACCGTCTCTGTAACCGTGTTACCGAGCTCGTCTGTCGTCGTATAAGTGACAGGCGTTAAAGATGACGCCGAGATAGTGCAAGTCGGCGGCTCGGCAATAGTAACCGATACGGGGTCGGAATAACCGTCCGACTCATAGCCCGAACCGGAAAGCGTCTTAACCGCTAAAAGATGAGTTTCGCCATAGTGCCAGCCTTGCTCGGCGGCAGACAGCGTTATCTGTTGCGCGGTTTCCGTCTGCGCGATTTCCGTATAAGTGAACGCGCCCGGAGTTGCGCCGACGATCTCGTAGTAAGTTCCTAAATCAGCGTCGACGGGGTTCTCGACTTCCGTATAGACGTAGGGGTCGAGCTCTGTACCTGATCCGCTACGCGTGTAGTAAGTCTTCGTATCGTCTACCGTTACATCGGAAGTCAGCTCGTAGTCTAAAACATAGTTCGGCGTAACTTCCGCGATGACCGCGCCAGCTTGCGCCGTTCCGTCCGTGCTCGAGTACACCCATGAAGCCGTAACTTCGCCCTCTTCGGTGATGACCGAGTCTGAAAGCGTGATAACGGGGACGAGAGGCGCACTCGACAGATTGACTTCTATCGTGTCACAGTAAGCACCGTAAGCGACAGCGTCGCCCGTGGTAGATATGAGCCTTACTCTGAAATACCACTTCTTACCAGCTTCGAGCCCTGATATATTCCACGCGCTCGCGTGTAGTTTTGTGATCGTGTAGGTAGACGGCTCGCTTGTAGACTCCCAAGCGTCCTCATGATCCGCCCATGATAACTCGGCGGAGTCAGCGTCAGACCATGACCACTCCCAAGTTACCCTGACCGTCCCGCTCGGTAATACGGGAGTAACGCCGACATTCTGCGGCGCGGCTGGGATAGACCCGCCCGAGGTTGTCATGCTCGAGACCATTTCGGGGTCGACCGCGTAAGAGCCGATACCGTCCGCCCGTGTAGTTACCGTGTAGCACCCAGCGGGCGCGGCAGCATATACTCCGAAGCGCGGGTTAGAAGTCCATGAGGGACATTGTACGCCCGTTACTGTCGTCTGCCCATTCGGGATAATCGCGATATCGAACCCGTCGGGGTCTGTATCGTCCATGTACCGAACGACCATAAAGGCGTCGGGGACGGACGAGTTATTAGCCGCTACTATCGTAGCCTTATGAAGCGACGGGTCGGTAGTTACGCTCGTAATGGTCGGCGCGGTCAGCTTATAGTCCATTTTGATAAGGACGGGGTCGCCGTAGGTTGTCTTATTATCGTATTCAGCATTTACCCGAACGAATAAGCACTCGTCAGGATCGACCGTTGAGTCGATAGAAAAGATAGCCCCGCTCGTACCGTCTTTAGCCGTGACCTCTGCCCCGGTTGTCCAGCTCGCACCCGATGGACATTCCATATCAGCGGCGGGCGTTGTGATAGAGTATTCTACCGTACACTTTGAAAGAGGACGGCTCGCCGAAAATGGCGAGGTGAAAAATACCCTCGCGTTAAACCCGCTACTAATAGGCGTCATATCGCAGTTAGTGACAACGCACTTATTAGAAAGCGCGTAGACGTGCTTCGCGTAACTCCAAGCAGACGCACCGCCCGGGCCTTCTGCCCTGACCCTAAACCACCGCGTATAAGAGTGACCGTCCGCTAATTGCGACGAGTCGTCGGTAACGGTGATAGAAGATGACGAGTTAGCGTTCGTGGTCTCCGAACGATAGCCTAAAGTGCTCGACCAGTTTATTTTTGATCCGTCTGTTATCTCGGAGTCCTTAACTAATACAGTTGTATATCTGACTTGCGTAAACCACGGCGCGTTATTGTTAGCGGTAGATACCGACCAGCTAAACTTCGTTTGAGGCCACGATACGACCTCGGCGGACGCGCTCGGTCTGTTCGGCGCGGTGATAGCGAAAGCCTTACTCGCCCATGCTGACATAGTCGGCTTTCCTTTGCTATTACCCCTGACCCTAAACTGAATAGACGATACCGTCTTTTTACCGCTATACGGGTAGAAGTTGCCTAAACCGATCGTGATAGCTTTAGAAGTGGTCGTCTTACCGACCGAGACAGAGTTCCAGCCGCCGTTTGTAGCGTACTGAAAGCCCTGACCGTCGGCATACTTTGCTTTCGGTATCTTCCATTTGAAAGTAAAGGTCGTACCGCTTCTTGAAATTGATAACCCGCTCGGGGCTGATGATTTTCCCATTATACCGTCCTTGTCTGTAACTGATATTCCTGAACGAACCTATCCGCCCACGCCTCGGGGCTCTCTGCGCCGTTGACGGTGACATTGATCGTAGTTCCGCCGCCTGTCGCCGCCGCTATATCTTTCATCAGGTTCTCGCGACCGTAGACTAACTCGCCGCCTCGTGACGTACCCTTGTCGCCGAATACTGCGCCGCCATAGATAGACGGGTTAGTAAATAGCTTCGGGTTTTCGTAACCTTTTGCGAAAGTATGAGGTATGAGCTTCGTCGTAAACTTCGGGAATAACGCCTTAACGCCTTTAGCTACAAGGTTTCCTAAACTCGCCGTAATATCGGGAAGGTTGTAGCTACCCTTAATAGCCTTGCCGAGATTAATCGGGAATATGCTCTTAACATTCTTCGCGCCCTTGCTGACTTCTTTCTCCATTCCCGTAGAAGCCTTTTTCGCGGCGTTGACAGCGATCTCGGCCTCTTTATCGGCCTGATCCTTGAGCTTCTTCATGTTCTCGACTTGCTGTTTAGTAACGCCCTTGTCGCCGTCCTTGTAAGCCTGCTCGATAGCCTTGAACATCTTATCGTAGTCTTTAGCTTGCGCTTGCAGCTCTTTAGCGGTCGCGTTAGTCGAGGTCTTTAAGTTAGACTGATAAGCCTGTAAAGCGTCGTTGATCTTATTAATATCGCCTGACTGTACCGCCGCCTGTAAGTTAGAGTAGTTTTGTACTCTTCTTGACGCGTCTTGAGCGGCGTCCGCGTAACCCTTGACCGCGCTCTCTGCTTCTTTGACTTTCTTGTTAGCGGCGTCGTATTTCATCTGCGCGTTCTCAAGTCTCGTCTGATATCCGCCCAAGTTCTTCTCGCCGTTCGCTAAAGCGTTGTTATATTCCTGTTGACGCTTCGCTAGGTTAGCTTTCGCTTCTGCCGCGGCTGACTGTTTATCGGACAGAGCCGAAAGCGACCGAGCCAAGTTCTCGTTATTCTCGGTCTCGAGTTTAAGAGCCTTGACGTAACTATCGTAGTTAGCGTCTAAATACGCTTGCGCCTCTTTCTTCTTGATAACATCATCAATAGACCCTTCGAGCTTGCCGTTCTCGTTAATCAGTTCCTGTACCTCTGACTTTTCCATTCCGAGGGCTTGCGCTAAATTACCGAGGATCGCGTCGGCGTGTTCCTGATCCTTTTCGGCGATATTGCCTTTAGCGTCGACTAACGAGTTATATTCTTCTTGTAAGAGCCTGACTTGTCCGAACTGCGCCGAGATAGACGCCGTCTCTTTATCAGCCGCTTTCGCCGCGTCATTGTAAGCCGTGACCGACTCGTTAAGTTCCGAGATACTTTCTTTCTCGGCCTTGCTAAAGTCGTATTGAGCCTCGACCGCTTTCTTCGTAGCTTGGTGCATTTGATAAGCCGCTATACCGACAGCCGCCATAGCTGCCGCGACTAACAGTAACGGTTGCGCCGTGACTACGCCTTGAGACAACGCAGTAAAGCCCGATATAGCCTTACCGAGACCGATAGCTAAAGAGCCGATAGCCGAAGTCAGCTTACCGAAGATTAAAATAGCCGGGCCGATCGCGGCAGCGATGAGACCGACTTTAATAATCATATCCTGTTGATCCGAGGACAGAGACTTAAACTTCTCGCCGAGCTTCGCAATCCAAGCCTGAAACTTCTCTATCATCGGCGTTAGTCTCGTAAGCAAAGCGTTCCCTAAATCTGCGCCAGCGACCTTCGCCTGATTGATCGCCATTTTGAACTTATCGACGGGGTCTAAAGTATTCTCGAAAGTCTTGTCGATATTACCGACGTTATCCTTTAAGGACGTTCCGAGCTGATCCAGCGAAAGACGCCCGTCACGGATAGCCGCCGCGAGAGCCGGGCCTGCGCGGTTGCCGAACACCTCTAACGCCGCCGCGTAAGCCTCGGTATCGGTGTCGGCGTTCTTCATGGTATCCTGTAACTCGGCTAACTTCTGATCGAGCGGCTTACCCTCTTTAGCGGCCTGTGCGAACGCCTTTTTAAGACCCGCCATGACCTGACTTGAGTCGATACCATTTACTGATAACTGTCCGAGGAAGTTAGCCGCGTCCGAAGCGGAGTAACCCAACGCCTTTAACGAGGCCGCGTTAGTCGTCATCGACTGCGCTAACTGATCCACGTTAGCCCCCGTATTTTGACCGACCGCATTAAGAGTGTCGAGGAAGTCTCCCGCGTCTTTAGAAGAGATACCGAACGCCGCCATAGCCGATTGCACCGAGTTGATAGAAGTAGATACATCGGTATTATTCAGCTTCGCGAACTTGACGAACTGACCGGACAGAGACTCTAACTCATCGCCCGACAGCTTAAACCGTGTAGCGACCTGTCCGACCGCGCTACCAGCGGTTTCAAAGTCAGTAGGTATAGAAGTAGCGAGATTTTTCGCGCTATCTTTCATCGCGTTAAGAGCCTCGCCTGTCGCGCCCGTCTTCTTAACGATAGCGTCCATACCTTTATCTACGTCTTGGAACGCCTTAACCGCGATACCAGCCATAGCGACTATCGGCGCGGTCAGTCCTTTTGTAATAGCCTGTCCCGCTTCGGTAGCCTTCT